CGATTTGAACGAGCAGGGATTCGATCTCGGCCTGATGGGTTTCGACCAGGCCGCCATCGACGCGCTGCTGGCCAGCGCCGGAACGGATGGGCAAACCGACCCGGACGCCACACCGGAAGTGCAGGCGCAGGTGATCAGCAAGCCCGGCGACGTATGGGTGATGGGCAAGCACCGCATCATCTGCGGCAGCAGCACGGATGCCGACACTGTAGAGAAGGTGCTGAACGGCGTGCAGCCGCACCTGATGGTCACCGATCCGCCGTATGGGGTTGAGTACGATGCGGACTGGCGGAATCACAGACTTCGTGCCCACGGCTCGCCCGTGGCCGGTCGTGCCGTGGGTAAAGTGCTGAATGACGACAACGTCGACTGGCGCGAAGCCTGGGCGCTGTTCCCAGGCGATGTTGCTTACGTCTGGCACGCCGGAAGCAAGGCGCACATCGTCGCAGAAAGCCTGCTGTCTTGCGGCCTTGAAATCCGCGCGCAGGTGATCTGGAACAAAAGCAACTTCTCCATCAGCCGTGGGCACTACCACCCAAAGCACGAACCATGCTGGTACGCCGTGCGCAAGGGCGGCACCGGGCACTGGTCTGGCGACCGCAAGCAGTCCACTGTTTGGGATATTCCGAAAAACCAGAAATCCGAAACCGGACACTCCACGCAAAAACCCGTCGAGTGCATGAAGCGCCCAATCGAAAACAACAGCAGCCCAGGCCAAGCAGTGTACGAGCCATTCAGCGGCAGCGGCACCACGATTATCGCAGCCGAGCAGACCGGGCGCTGCTGCTACGCCATCGAACTCAACCCAGCCTATGTGGACGTGGCTGTGCGCCGCTGGCAGGAATTCACGGGGGGGGGGGGCAGTGCTGGAAGGCGACGGGCGCAGCTTCGCCGAAATCGCAGCGGCGGCGCAAGCATGAGGCTGGCGGCATAAATGACCAAGCCATCCACCGCTGCGGGCACCATCACCCACGACGTAGCCGCGCGCCTGATCGGTGTCACGCCTGCCGAACTCACCACACTGGTGGGAAACGGGCAAGTACGACGTGCCGACAAAAACGCTTACTCGTTGCCGGTGCTGGTGCAGGACTACATCGGACACCTCAAGGCCGAGAACGAGCGCCGCCGCAGCGCACCCAAGCAAGCCGAGATTGCCGAGCACCTGGATTTGTCCGACCGTTCGGTGCGCGAATTCCTCACCGGCGCCGGGCTGGATCACAAGCAATGCACGCTGGATGAAATCCGCAAGTCATACATCCGTCAACTGCGCGAGCAGGCTGCGGGACGGGCGGCGGCTGGCGATCTGGACTTGGCGACAGAGCGCGCATTGCTGGCGCGCGAACAGCGGATGCGCATCGAGATGCAGAACATGACTGATCGGAAGCAGCTGATTCCAGCCGATCAGCTGGAGCCGAAGCTCAAGGCCGCGTTCGTGTCGGCACGGGAGAACTGGCTGGAATCAGCGCAGCGACTGGCGCGCGAATTGCCTGTGGATCTGCGCGAGCGGGAGGTGATGCTACAGGCCGAGTTTGAGGCCTTCCTGCATCGGCTCGCCGATTGGGCGCATGCCGATCAGGACGTAGAGGACGACGCTTGATGCAGACGCCTGCAGTCGATGTGGACGCTTGGGCCGATCGTGCCCTTGATGCGATGCTCGGGCGCGTGTTCACCCAGCTGCGCCCCCGACCGCCGCTGTCGCCCATCGACTGGGTGGAGAAATACCGCCGCCTGTCATCGGAAGAAAACCCGGACTTCGCTGGGCCCTTCCGCCTGGAAAATATCCCGGTGCTGCGCGGTGTGCTGGCGGCCTGTGGCGAGCCAGGCGTCAAACGAGTGTGCGGTCAGAAGTCGGCGCAGATCGCGTGGACGGCGGGCGTGGTCTGCACGATGATGGGCTACTACACCCACTGGAAACCCTGCGTCCAGGTGGCGATGTTCCCGCGCGAGAAATCGGCCAAGGACTTTGATGCCGAGAAATTCTCGCCGATGGTGCGGGCCACGCCGGCACTGGCCAAGCGGATACGGCTGAAGAGCCGGAGCGACGGCAACAGCGCCACGCGCAAGCACTACCCCGGCGGCCTGCTCAAATTCGTTGCCTCAAACAGCCCGTCCGATGTGAAGTCCACCAGCGCCAGGGTGCGCTACGTCGAGGAACCGGACGATACCAACAAGGACGTGAAGGGGCAGGGTAATTCCATCGCCCTGTTGCGCGAGCGCGGCAAGACTATTCGCGACAACTTCGAGCTGATCGGCGGCACCCCCACGGCCAAGGGTGCGAGCGAGATCGAGAAAGAAATGCGCACCACCGACCAGCGCCGCTTCATGGTTGACTGCCACCACTGCGGCGAGCGCCACGAAGTCGAGTGGGATCATGTCACCATTCCCGGCAGCAACTTATCACCCGAGGAGCTGGCCGCGCCGGATATCGACGAGCGCCACCCGTCCCGCGAAGTCTACGGCCGTGCATGCCATGAGGATGCCTACTATGCCTGCCCGCACTGCGGCGGCGTGTGGAGCGAGGACGACCGCGTCGCCAACATCCGCCGCGCCGCATCGGTGCCACCGCTCTACGGCTGGGAGCCGACCGCAGAAAGCCCCGACCCCGGCTTCTACCTCAACGAGCTGCAGAGCGTTTTCGAAGGCTCGCGCATCCCCGTCCTTGCCGAAAAATTCCTGCGCGCTCAACACCTGATGGACCAAGGCGACCCGACCGAGATGGTCGCGTTCTGGAACGCTACACGCGGCATTTGCTGGGAGTACAAGGGTGAGCTGCCGGAAGAGGAAGAGCTGCGCACCCGTGCCGAAAAGTACGCCGAGTGGAGTGCGCCGCTGGGCGGCATCGTGCCGCTGATCTCCGTCGACGTGCAGCACGACCGCCTTGCCGTCACCGTCTGGGCGGTGGGGCGAGGCGAAGAGATGTGGCTGGCCTACTGGGGCGAGCTGTATGGCCAGACCGTGGTCGCGCACCAGGGCGCGTGGATTGAGCTCGAACAACTGCTCACGCGTACCGTGCGCCATGCCAGCGGCGCGCAGCTCACCATCGCCGCCTGCGGGATCGACTGCTCGGACGGACAGACATCGGATGCGGCCTACTCATTCGTGCGCAAGCACAACCGCCATGGCCGACCGGTGCTCGCGCTCAAGGGCGCATCCGATGACGAGGGCCGCGTCGAGATATGGACGCCGCCCAAAGCCATCGACCCAAACCACCGCAGCACCAAGGCCAGCAAGTACGGCGTGCAGATCCACATCGTCGGCGCCGCCAAGGCCAAGGACTTGATCCTCGGTTGGGCCACCGAAAGCGGGCGCGTGCGACTCACCGGCAACGGTGCGGGCCGCATGCACTGGTACGAAAACGTCCGTGCTGACTTCTATGAGCAGCTGCTCTCCGAAATCAAGGTGCCGATGCGCGCCAACCCCAAGCGCCGCAAATGGAAGGCGCGCACCGATCGCCGCAACGAAGCGCTCGACTGCACGGTCTACGCGCTCTACCTCTCCCGCCACCTGCGCCTGCACCTGCGCCGTCCCGGCCATTGGAACATCGACGAGATGCGCCTGCGGCAGGGCGCGCTGCTGATCGAGGAATCGCCTGTGCCCGCAACGGTGCAGGAAGAGGCGAGCAACGAAGCGCCGGTGCAGACGTCTACGACCGCAGAAAGGGAAGCGGCGCAGACTCTGTCGCAGGAAAGTGCCGACAAGCAGCAGGACGCCTTACCCATGCCGCCGCTCCGTAACGAGGTGCGCAAGCGGGCGCGGGTAAGTTATCAACCCGTCAATGGAAACGGAGGAGGCTCGTGGCTGTAGACGAAAAACAGATCGATGATAATCCGCTGAACCGCCTGATCGATCGCGCGGTGCAGGCGCAGACGCGGCTGCTGCTGAACTACATCGAAAGCACCCGCGGCCAGATGATGGCCGACGTGGCGCGCATCATTCAGGAAGAGTTTTTCGGCGACCAGCTCTACATCGGCAAGGGCGTCGCCGAAAAGAACCGCGCGCGCGACCTCGCAATCTGGCACGACGCCCAGCCGGTTGCGGCGGGCGGGCATGGTTTGAGCCTGCGCGCGCTCGGCAAAAAATATTATTTCAGCAAGAGCGGCATCGCCAAAGCGCTGGCGAGAATCGAAATAGAGATGAAGAAAGGGGATTGAGATGGCGGATGTAATCGATCAAGGCAGCGAACGCGAGCAGCTCGACCGTGACCTCGCGCTACAGGCGGCGCGCACCGCAGCGGCTCAGATGCCGGCGGGAACGCCGGGCGACTGCGATACCTGCGGGGAGTGGTCGGGCCGTTTGGTGTTGGGCGCGTGCGCACCGTGCCGCGATCGGTATCACCTGCCATGAACCTGCGCGACAAAGTAGAAATTGAAGTCAACAACACAAGGAGAAAATGATGGAACGAACAGAATCAATGACGAAGTTTTTTGTAGCTCACGAAGACAAGATCGCCGAGGCGGCATGTCAGATCGCGGTGAACGCGACGACGCAGGGCACGATCATTGGGGTAGCCCTCACCGAGGCACAGCAGAAAGAAGCCGCCCTCGCCGGGGTGAGGGTATTGCTGGAGACGATGGAGCAGGTCAGCCTGTCTTTCGCGCCGCCGCGATCATCCGATCAAGGAGCGGGTGAAGCATGACGGCATCCCCGGTTTTCTTTTCGTTCTCAAGAAAAGTGACAACAGCCTCGGCACTTGATGTTTGCGCGATGAGCCTAGCCATCAGCGCAAACATATATTGGTTCATCTGGCTGACGAGCAGCAAGTCTTTCTGAGATGCGAATTTGTTCATGGTCGTTCCTTTCGTGGATATGGAAGTGATGTGGAAATCAAATCCTATCACGGCTGGAACGGCCACCTTTACACGCGCCGCCGCTTTGGGCTACCATGCACCCGCTGCCCCACATCGGGCAGCCGGGTTTAGCAGCCCGGGGAAAAGG